TCGATGAAATGGTAACTTAGAGGGCTACCCGCCTTCTAAGGGATTGGTTAAGTAACAAACCAGTGATGGTTTGCAACATATAATAGCACCCTCACGGGGCAATTTTGCTACTTGGAGTCTGCTCGAAGAGCGGCCTTAGTAGGAGCTGGCAAAGCCAGTTCGGTGCGGTGTAGAAACCGTCCAGATCAGAGGATGGGTATCCTCCCATCGGCTATTAGACCTAGTAATAGGAACTCTCTAGCATCGGATCTTATCTTAAACTGGGGTCTTACGCCAGTAAAAGAGCCTATGAGCGAGTTTCCTATCGAAAGATAGGAAGAACGGACGATGTCTGGAAATCCATGAGAAATCATGGGGGGCTTGCTTACGCTTGATATTGGGTGTAATAACCCTAACCGGTTAACCACCGGGAGCGTGCTAACGCGACCTACTGCCGGCCTCCCTCTGGGGAGAGACGGGAACAGAAGGGTTAAAGGTTCCCAAAAGGAACATAATTATTATTATAATTATCATGCGTAACATAAGAGCCCTTTACGGGCGCTTAGTTCCGCGTGCTCTAACTTGGTCCGTCTGTGTAAAAGCAGACGTAAAACTAGTGGGACTACTCTTGCGAGTGGTTCCATTAGTCTTTGGGCAATTAACAAGCTCTTTGGTCAAGGTTACCTGGGGTTATGCCAAGAACGTAAGACGAGTTTATCGAGCCTCAGGCCCGAAGGGATTGGCCCTTTATCTTAAAACCTGCTATTTGCTGTTACAGCATTCAGCAGGAGGGATGAAAGATCAGTCCCCTTGGACCCTGGGAGCGAACGTTTCGAGGACCCGCCGTGGCGTCCCACGTATTATCAATCCTCAACATCGTAGCCTCATTTTGAAGGGCGATGTTAGAGTAATTGGTTTTTGGTTATCCCTATTTGGACTCTATCGAGTGATCGAGTTCAAAGGGAGCCTCAAACTAAAGACTATAACGGAGTTAGGGATTGACATCTCTGACTTCCGTCGGGATTGGAGTGCGTGGGTGCCAGACTTCTACCGCCGTCTACGGCTTATTACCAAAGACGAGCTGAAGTTGGTTCCGACTAAAGATCTCGATCCCTTGAAGTTTCCATTCATTAGAAAGGCCTCACCCTCATCAGGTGGGTTCTCGTCAGTAATGGCGTTTCCTTGGGACATCGCCCTGTTTGGAGCGGTTCCCGAGATGAAGTTAGCCTTAACCGGCTGGCTGAAACTAGTGGATGGACTCGACCTCCTGTGGGCTCTCAAACCTATCTGGAAGGCTCAAGACCTGGTCGCTGACCGGGCTTGGGCTAAGTACAGAAAGGGGAGAGAGTCAGGAGAATTCCCCGATTCGAACCTATTCTTGGAGTGGGACTCCACTGTCCAGACAATCGAAGATCGTCGGAAGTGGCACTACGAAAATTATTGGTTCGATAAGAGGTATTTTGGGGCCGTAGGTTTTAAGGAGGAACCCGGTAAGATCCGAGTATTCGCCATGGTGTCGATTCTCGTCCAAGCACTTATGCAACCCTTGCACAAGTGGATATTCTCGAAGTTGAGACTGATCCCAACTGACGGAACTTTCGATCAGCTCGCTCCGGTGGAGCGACTTATCAAAAGGCTTAAGAGCGACGAAGAATTTGTCGCGTCTTATGATCTATCAGCGGCTACAGATAGGCTGCCATTGCTGTTGCAAATGGACCTCCTGAATCCGCTCTTGGGCTACGAATTATCTGCTCTCTGGGGTACGCTATTGGTTTCGCAACCATATAGACTCCCTCGTATAGCCAAAAGCTATAACTTGGGCTACTCCAGCGTTAGATACGCCGTAGGGCAACCTATGGGAGCACTATCTTCGTGGGCGATGCTCGCGTTGACTCACCATGCACTTGTACAACTCGCAGCTTCGAAAGCTGATCCGAGGCTTCAAGGTTGGTTTCAACGGTATGCAGTACTTGGGGACGACGTGGTCATCGCTGACCGCGCCACTGCCCGTGAGTATCTGCGGATCATGAAGACCATAGGTGTGGAGATCTCGCTAGCAAAAAGCTTGGTTTCTGCTACCTCGTCTTTAGAGTTTGCGAAGCGAACTTGGGTAGCAGGGCGGGATGTGACTCCAGTATCACTAGCAGAAATGCTAGTGGCCTTGCGCTCTTTAGGAGCTCTCGGCGAACTGGTGAGCAAGAATATGAAATTTGGAGTGATTCAGATTTCTTCCGTAGCACGTTTCTGTGGTTTCGGATTCCGAAACCTGGCGCGATTGCCAATCGTGTTGGGTGTAGGAAATCGTCTATCAGGCCTCGTCGCATATCTTTGTCGCCCGGGCGGATTGTGGCCTATGCCTCTTGAGGCTTGGCTGTTATCTGTTGCACCGGGTGGTCAAGAGGGTGAAGTGATCGATCCGAATCGTTGGACGATCGCTTCTAGCTTATGGAGAAGAACCCTTAGTGGGCTACTTACATCCGTGGTTAAGTTCGAGCGTCTCTTGTTCTCTCTAAGTATGGCGGCTTTTACTGATCTAACTGTTTGGCGGAAGCCAAAACAGGGCGAAAAGTATGATCCGTCAACCGCTAGAGGAAAAGGAGGTGAACTAAAGATTGAAAAGTCTTTCTTCCCTCCTTCAGTTAAAGAGTTCTTCGGGATGGACCGAGATTCGGTCCTCTGGAATGAGTTCTTTACTGAGTGGGTAGCAAGACCTTATACCAACGGACTAAGGAAGGCTCACGAACGTATCGACGACCGTCTGAGAGTATACGACCCAGGGATTCTTCCCGCTTGGAATACGTTATATGACATATTCACGGAAATCGGAACCTGTGAAGAGGGAGTAAATCTCCTTCCGACCAAGATTGGGTATTCTCAGCGTATTGACGATGAGATTACCCCGTCTGCAAAGTTAATCACTTTGTGGCGACGACTACGAGTTATAGCTCATCGAGAGCGTATTTCGAGTGTCAGCATGAGGGAGGGTTACGTCGACGCGCCAGTGGCGCGGAGACGTCGGCGTGGAGGCTAGTCAAGCTGAAGCGCTAGGGAGCAC